ATAGAATTTCCTGCAAATAATTCTTCAGCAGCAATAATCAGATTAGCATAGGAGGCCGACCATGTCGGTAAACTCAGGATGGGGCAGGTTTACCTGGGGTCAAGCTTATTGGGACGAGGACACAACTTTTAAAACAGGTTGGGGTGCTCAACAATGGAGTGGCGATGGTGGCTGGGGAGATCTTTCTGATCAAACTGTTTCTGTTACTTTAACAGGAATACAAATTACATCTAGTGTTGGTTCAGTTGATATTCCTGATGTAATAATCACACCTTCAAGTTTTTCTATTACTTCATCACAAGGAGAAGCTTTTGTTCCTGTTGTTATAGATGACACATTATCTACCACAGCCTCTGTTGGTTCAGTATCCGTGGTTGACATGCAAGTTGGCTTGACTGGTGTATCAACAACATCAGCTATTGGATCTGTAACAGTTAATGATTTAACTATTGGTTTAACAGGTCTTGATGCAACTTTAAGTCAAGGAACTGCAAAAGCACCAAATGAAACTGCTATTCTTTCTGGTGTATCAGCAACATTTAGTCAAGGAACTGCAGCAGGTATTTCTTCACAAGAAGCACAATTAACTGGAGTATCATTTAGTGCTAGTGTTGGCTCACTCATTATACCAAATGATGTAGTTCAGATATCCGGTGTATCAGCAGAATTTACTTTAGGAAGTATAATTGGATTAGGTGGAGCTTTAGCTCAACCATCAAGTCTAAGCATGACTTCTAGTGTTGGTTCTTTGACAATAGAAGAGGGTCTAGGATTAACTGGTCAATCATTTAATGCTAATGTAGGTTCTATTTCTCTAAATGATATAACAATTGGATTAACTGGTTTATCCGCAACATTTAATATTGGAGCCGTAGATATCTTTGCTTATGGCGATGTTGACACTGGTTCAAATACATCGTATAACAACGTTTCAACTGGATCGAATGATACATATTCGGATGTTGCAACTGGATCAAATACAAGTTATAGTGACGCTGCATAATAGGAGATAATTTATGGCATCAACATTTACACCTTTAGGTGTTGAACTTCAGGCAACTGGTGAAAACGCCGGTACATGGGGTTCGAAAACTAATACAAATTTACAACTTATTGAACAAATAGCTGGTGGTTTTACAGCACAATCAATTGCTGGTGGTGCACAAACTACAGCTTTAACTATCTCTGATTCTGGAACTGGTGATGTGGCAGGTCACAGAATGATTGACTTCACGGGTACAATTACAGGAAATCAAATTGTAACAATACCTATAGATGTTCAAACTTTTTATATTTTAAGAAATTCAACTTCAGGAGCATATACAGTTCAATTTAAATATGCATCAGGATCTGGTTCAACATTTACTTTTTCAGCAACAAACAAAGGAACTTCAATAGTATTTGCAGCAGCAAACGATGGAACTAATCCAGACATTATAGAAATTCAAACAGGTGGAGATGTTGTAGACGATACATCACCTCAACTTGGTGGTGACTTAGATGTTAACGGAAACAAAATTGTATCTACTTCAAATGGTAATATTGAAATAGAACCAAATGGAACTGGTAATATAATATTAGATACAGATCAGGTTGACATTGGTGGTGGATCTGAAACAGGTCAAATATCATCAAACGGTGCGTATGATCTTAAATTAGTTACAAACTCAGGAACAAATTCTGGTTATATTAATATTGTAGATGGTGCTAATGGTAATCAACAGATATATCCAAACGGAACTGGTTTAACAGAAATCGGTGGTGGAACTAATCCAGGTACAATTCAGCTTAACTGTGAATCTAACAGTCACGGGATTAAACTTCAATCACCCCCACATAGCTCTGGACAGAGCTATACACTTAAATTTCCAACAGGAAACGTAACAGCAGATAGATTTTTAAAAGTAGCTTCAGTATCAGGATCTGGCACAACAGGTGTTGGTCAATTATCTTTTGCTGAAGTATCAGGTGGTACATCATGGCAAGCAGTAAAAACTTCTACATTTACAGCAGTAGCTGGTGAAGGTTATTTTATTAACACAACATCTGGTGCAATAGAAATGGATTTACCTGCAGGTAATATTGGTGATGAAATATCATTTATAGATTATGCAGGAACATTTGATACTAACGCATTAACAATTGATCAAAACGGTTCAGAAAAAATTGCAGGATCGACAGATCCTTTAACAGTATCAACAGAAAGAGCAGCGAATACTTTAGTTTATGTAGATAGCACACAAGGTTGGCTCTTAAAGAATAATTAAGGAGATACATGGCTGCTTATAAAGATCTAGTCGGGCAGAAGATTACGAAAGTAACTTCAAACCCTGGTGAACCTAAAACAGGTCAGATGTGGTATAACTCTACTGATGGTAAGATTAGAGGTTTAGGTATTGTTGAAGCATGGTCAAGTGCTGCACCTCTAGCAAACGCTAGAAGTTCTCAAGGAAAATTTGGAGTTCAAACATCTGCTGTAGCTGCAGGAGGAAGAGTAGCACCTCCAACTTTAAGAGTAGATAATACAGAAGAGTACAATGGAACTGGTTTTTCAAATGCTACAGCCATACCTGCCGCTGCTTATAATATCCCAGGTTTTGGATCACAAACAGCAGGAGCCATAGCTGGAGGTAATTATGCTCCTGGAATATCTGATACGACATCAGAATATGATGGATCTAGTTGGACAGCAGGAGGATCTTTAAATACAGCAAGACAGTCTGCAGGTGCTGCTGGAACTCAAACTGCTGGTTTATTGATGGCAGGAGAACCTGCTTCTGGGCCACCTTATACTAGTGTTACTGAAGAATATAATGGAACTGCTTGGTCTAATGCAAACCCTGCTCCCGTGGCTAGTAGATCTTCTGTGGGAAGTGCGGGAATACAGACAGCAGCATCTATTTTTGGTGGATACACTGGTTCTGGAACAACTTCACATGAATTATATGATGGAACAAATTGGACTACGGGACCAAGTATGAATACAGCAAGATGGTCTTTAGGAGGATCAGGTGTTCAAACTTTATCAATTGGTTTTGGAGGAGCCAATCCAGGATCAAGTTATAAAGCAAATGCTGAAAGTTATAATGGTACCTCTTGGACTGAAGGACCTGATTTATCAACTGCAAGAAGAGGTCTTGAAGGTGGAATTGTTGGTACAGCTAAAAGCACAATTGCTATTGGAGGAGATAATGGAAGTCACATAGGAACTTCGGAAGAATTTACAAAATCAACTAACTCAATAACTGTAGCAGCATGGGCTAGTTCTAATGGAATGAATACAGGTAGAGCTATTTTAGGAAGTGCTGGAACTCAAACAGCAGGACTAGCAATTGGAGGATATTTATACCCAAATTCACCAGAATTAACTGCAGTCACAGAAACCTATGATGGCACTTCTTGGACTGAAGTAAATGATTTAAATACTGCTAGGTATGGTTCACAAGGATGTGGAACACAAACAGCAGCTCTTTTATCTGCAGGAATTACTTCGGGTTCTCCTGATAAAGTTGCAGTTAATGAAAGTTGGAATGGATCTTCTTGGAGTGAACAAGGAGATTTAAGTACAGCAAGAGGTTATGTTGGACAATTAGGAACAACTTCTGCTTCATTAGTTATAGGTGGAACAAATGCACCTTCACCACCTAATATTACAAATGCTGTTGAAAGTTGGAATGGTTCATCTTGGACTTCTGCTCCTAATTTAAATACTGCAGGATTTGGAAGATCTGGTGCTGGAACAACAAGCGCTGGATTAGCAACAGGAAAAACTCCACCTAATGGTGGAGACACAGAGGAATATAACGGATCATCTTGGACATCAGTTAATTCGCAAATAACAGGAAGAGCGTTTAGATCTGTGGCAGGAACACAAACTGATTGTATTGTTTTTGGAGCTAACAATCCAGCAATTACTACAACAGAAGCTTATGATGGAACAAATTGGTCTACAAGACCAGCTTTAGGAACAGCAAGATCAAATGCTGGTGGAACTGGAACTTCTACTGCAGGATTATGTTTTGGTGGTGATAATAAACTTACTACAACAGAAGAATTTACTGGAGAAACAACAGCTATTAATATAACAGATTTTACAACGAGTTAATTATGAGCACATATAGAAAAATACATGGACGATCAATTCAAGCAGTAACAACTGATCCAAGCGAATCAGTTGCTGAAGGTCAAGTTTGGTACAACACAACTAGTGATACTTTTAAAACTATATTGGAAAGTAAAGCATGGGCTAGTGCCGCGACTGTAATTACAGCTAGAAGAACAGCAGCTTCCGTTGGAACACAAACAGCAAATTTTATAGCTGGAGGATTTATACCAGGTTTTGTAGCTTCAACTGAAGAATATAATGGAACAGGTTGGACAGCAGGAGGAGACATGCCAGCTTCTTCTTATGCAGCATTTGGTGCTGGAACTCAAACTGCAGGACTTGTGTATGGTGGATCCACAGATCCAGGTGGACAAGAAGGTATTACCACTACAATAGAGTATAATGGTAGCTCATGGACATCAGGTGGAGCTTTAAATCAAAAAAGATGGTCAAGTAGTTCTGGAGCAGGAACTCAAACAGCAGCTTTATGTTCATCAGGATATAATGATGGAAATGTTACCAACTCAGAAGAATATAATGGATCAAGTTGGACAGCAGGAAATGCTATAGATACTGCTAAAAGAGCTCATGGTCAATGTGGAACACAAACAGCATCTGTATTATTTGGAGGACTTGAACCACCAGGATCAAGAGTGGCTACTGTAGAAGAATATGATGGAACAAATTATTCATCTGCAACGAGTTTACCAGGAACTAGAAGTGACATGGGTGCTTCAGGAACACAAACAGCAGCTTTAGGTTTTGCAGGTTATATTGATCCAGGTAGATCTAATAATGCTTTTTCATACGATGGAACTTCTTGGACAGCTCAACCAAATTTAGCAACAGCAATTGATGGTGGAGGTGGATCCAGAGGTGGTACTTCTTCAGCAGCATTGTCTAGCACAGGAACTGCTCCTCCAGGTTTAACAAAAGCAACAGAAGAATTTACAGCATCAGCAAATGTAATTACAGCTGGAGCATATGCTTCAGGCGGTGCTTTAAATACTGCAAGATATGCTGCAGGAGGAATGGGAACTGAAACAGCAGGTTTAGCAGCGGGAGGTTATGACACTAATAGAACAGCTAATAGTGAAGAATATAATGGAACATCTTGGTCAGAAGGAAATAATTTAAATAATTCAGGTGAGGGTGGAGGTGCTGCAGGAACACAAACTAATGCTGCCTATGCGGGTAGAGGTGCACCACCAGCAACAAATTATTTTGAAGGATATAATGGAACTAGTTGGACTAGTTTAACAAATTTACCACACAATATGTGGTATGGAGCTGGAGCTGGAGCTGGGTATACTTCTTGTTTAATTTTTGGAGGATCAACTGGTCCTGGAGCAACTCAAACTGCTAATACAGATTATTGGAATGGATCTTCTTGGTCAGAACAACCTAGTATGAACTCAGCTAGAACTGTTTTAGGAGGAGCTGGAGCTACTTATAATGCTGCATTAGCTTTTGGTGGAAGTGAACCACCTTTAACAGCGAAAACAGAAAGTTTTAATGGATCATCTTGGACAGAAGTTGGAGATATGGTAGCTGCATCTCCTGTTGCAGGAGGCGGAACTCAAACAGACGCTGTTGCAGGTGCACCCGTTGTAGGAGTTACTACACAAGTTTGGAATGGAACTAATTGGATTACTGGACCTGCATTAGCTACAACTTTTTCTCCACATGGTAGAAGAAGCGTTAGTTGTTTTTCTCCAGGATCAGGACCACATATGTTTTTTGGTGGCACAGTGACTACACCGCCCGCAGCTGCTGTAGCTAATACAGAAGAATTTACACCAGGAACAACTGCGTTAAATCTTAAGACTTTGACACAGAGTTAAACTATGATATACAAACTTTAAAAGGAGGAAGACTATGGCACACTTTATATATGGAGTAGCTGAAAACACAGGCAAAGGATTTTTTACTGCAGAAGACAGAAGAAAATTCTTCCTTAGAGGTTATCCTGCAAACGTCTGGATGGTTGGCAACAACGTTGATGGCGCTATGTGGTTAGCTGAAAAAGGAGCACGTGAACAGACAAAAGCAGAAGCACAAGCTTTGATTGACGCTGAAGTACAAGCATCACAAGCTGAATGGGACGCTTTGCCTGATGAAGAAAAAGCACCAGCTAATCCAACTAATACAAGACCAGCTGATGTAATATTGCCATAAGGATTTTCTAAATGGCAACTTACGAAGAAATATACGGTAAGAGAGTAAAAGAATTTGACTCTGACCCCACACTAGAATCTAGTTATGAGGGACAGGTTTGGTACGACAAATCTACAGGAGTTTTAAAATCTGTCGTTGCTATTGACGCGTGGTCAAGTAGTTCAAACACAATTAATCTTAGAGGATCTGGATATGGGTTTGGTACATTAACGGCAGGAGTTACTGGTTTAGGAGAAGTAGGACCTCCTGGTAATGCACCAGCAGCAACAGAAGAATATAATGGAAGTGGTTGGTCTACAGGGAATAATTATCCAAGACAAGATTTTTTAATTAATGCATGTGGAACTCAAACTGCAGGTCTAGCTGCAGGTGGTTATGGAACTCCAGCTTCAGATGAAGCTAATGAATATAATGGTACATCTTGGACAGCAGGTGGAGACTTAGGTACAGCTAAACATAGTGGGGGTATGTTTGGAATTCAAACAGCCGGTATTTATTGTGGTGGTGACAGCGCACCCCCTGGTTATTTAGTTGATACAGAATTATATAATGGATCATCTTGGTCAGAACAAAATAATTTACCCGTAGCTAAAAGACAGTTTGCAACAGCAGGCACATCAACAGCTGGATTAATTTCAGGTGGTAGAATTGCACCAGGTCCATCAATAAATACAACTGAAAATTGGGATGGAACTAATTGGACATCTGGACCAAATATAAATACAGCTAGAAGATATTTACAAGGATGGGGAATTTCAACTTCAGCTTTAATTGCAGGTGGATCTCCAAATGGTGTTGCAGGAAGTGCCTTAACTGAAATGTTTGATGGTACATCATGGAGTGAAACAGGTGATTTAGCAACCGCAAGACATTTTTCAGGAACTTGTCAAAATCAAACAAGTAATACAAGTGGTTGGCTTGCAAATGGAAATGCTGGGCCGACTTATTACAAGTCAACAGAAGAATGGAGTTCTTCAATAAATGTTATTACAAACGGAGCATGGGCGAGTGGTGGTGCTTTACCAGGTTCAGGAAGACAAGGTTATGGAGTTGGAACAGGAACACAAACAGCAACGATAGCAGCAGGTGGACCTCCTACTAGCACTCAAAATCAATTTTATGATGGATCTTCTTGGACAAATTTAGCTTCAATTCCAACTGGAGTTACAGATTCTCAAGGTTTTGGTGATACTGAAGAATTACTTATGGCAGGTGGCGGAACAGCAGAACCTTACGCAAGTTCTACATATGTTTATTCTCGACCAGGTGATTCTTGGACAGCAGTATCTTCTCCCGGAAATTTAAATACTGGTAGAGGACTTGGAGCTGGATGTGGAGCCTTGTCAACTGCAGGGATAATTACAGGTGGAACTACAGATAATTCTCCATTAGTTCTTTCAAATGCTACAGAAAATTGGAATGGTTCAACGTGGACATCAGTAAATAATTTACCTACTGCTACAGGACAGGGTATGGGAAGTTGTGGAACTCAAACTGCAGGTTTAGCTTGGTCTGGTCAAACTGCAAGTGATCCAACAGCAGAAGAAACATATGAATGGGATGGCACTAATTGGACATCAAGTGGAAGTAGATTAACTGGAGTAAGAGCAGTTCGTGGAGGAGCAGGAACTCAGACTGCTGCTTTGACTTTTGGTGGTTGGTTAGATCCAGGAGGATCTACTGCTACAGAAGGTTATGATGGAACTGCTTGGTCAACAAGACCAAACATGGCAGGATCTGCAGCAAACCATTTTCAAACTGGAACACAAACAGCGGCTCTTCGTGCTGGAGGAACAGATGGACCTGGATATACAGCTGTAGAAGAATTCACTGGTGAATTTGGAACAGTTACAGCTTCGACATTGACAACTAGTTAATAATCGTTATATATAAAAAATCGAAAGGAAATATTATGACAGAAAAAAGAAACATACATGCGTTAATTGAAAAAGAAGCACCAAGCTTAAATAATTTATTAGATCCAGAAGATGTAAAAGAGTTTAAAGCTATGACAACCGAGCTTCGTGACACATGGACTAAGAAACAAGTATTTAGAACAGAAACTGAAATGAGAATGTCTGTTTTACAAGATATGAAGTATCCAACAAAGGCTGCAAAATATTGGCAATGTGTTAGAGAACAAAACGTATTTTTAGAAAATTTAATGAGTTTGTCTTTTGATTGTAGACGTAAAGAAGCAAAAATTAAATGGTTAGAAAAAAAATTAGAAACAGAGCAAGATGAATACAAATTAGAAAAATATAAAATAGATTTAGATGAAGAACGATACGGTTTAGCTAATATGCAATTAATTGCAAGAGACCGTATGAGAGAAATTAAACTTTGGTCTGCATTAAAAAAAGAATTTGATGATGGAACATTTGATACTCAAGATGTTAACAAGCATCAGCTAGAATCTTATCATCATATTATGAAAAATAAAGCAGATACATTATCGTCTGGTTCTTCGCAACCAGAAATATTTAATGTGTTAGGTCAGTTAAGAACTATAGAAAGAGTTAAAAAATCAGGAGAAATGATTTACAACAAGAAAGAACAACTAACCAATGGCCTCGGAGCAAAAGACAAGTAAACAACTTTTCTTTTTAGTTGCACAACCTAGATCAGGTAATACTTTGTTTGCAAGTATTATGAATCAGAATCCTGACATAGCGTGCACACCTAACTCTATTACATTAGAGATAATGAAAGATTTATTTTTATTAAAAAATACTGATGTGTTTTTAAATTATCCAGATCATAAATCTTTAGATAATGTTTTAGATTTGGTGTTTGATAATTATTATAAAGATTGGTCACAAAGAATAATTATAGACAGAGGACCTGTAATGACACCAGGAAATTTTGCATTAATGCAAAAACATTTTAAAAGACCATTTAAATGTATCGTGCTACTTAGAGATCTAATGGATGTATTAGCTAGTTATATGCAATGGTACACAGAAAATCCTGATGCTTTTCCTAACAGATACAATCTTAAAAATGATGAAGAAAAATTAATGATGCTTATGAATAAGAAGGGCGCTATTGCAAAAGATTTAGAAGCAATAAAAAATTCATATAATTATCAAGATCTTTGTCATTACGTAAAGTATGATGATATGATTACACAACCAGAACAAGAGTTTAGAAAAATATATGAGTTTTTAGGTGAGCCTTATTTTAATCATAGATTTAATAATTTAGATCAAGTATCAGTTAATGGTTTATCCTACGATGACAAAATAGTTGGGAACAATATGCACAAACTATTTGATGGACCTGTAAGAAAAGTATATAACCCTTATATAGAAAAAATTCCAGAAAGGATAAAAAAGAAGTATGGACACATCAAATTTTAAATTTGTATTTTTAGGTCAATCAATATTAAGATATCAAGTGCCTCTTGATGTATATAATACTATTAATCATATTTATGAAACAAAATATCCAGAACTAAAATCTGCTAACAAACAATTGATTGGTAAGATAGAAAAAGAACATAGTTTATTTTTTGACGGTCAAGATAGTTTTAGAATGAGTAAACATAATATGTTACCACAAAACGTATTGCAGTGGTTTCATCAAAAATTTACACATTACTTACAATGGAACAAAGTAAGAGAATATGAAATGCATTTAAATTCTGTATGGGTCAATCAAATGTTTGAACATGAATATAATCCAGTGCATGTGCATCAAGGAACATCGTTTACAGGTTTATCTAGTGTAATGATTTTAAAATTACCACAAAGTTTTGGTGTAGAATATTCATCACCAGATGCACCACAAAATGGTAGGCTACAAATATTAGGTTCAGCTTCAGGTATGTTTGCAAATGTAGATTATCAACCAGATATTAAAGAACGAGATTTTTTTATATTTCCATATGACATGAGACATTGCGTGTATCCTTTTAACGGTTCAGGATATAGAAGAACACTAGCTGCAAATATGGATGTGCAGTATGACCCAATTAAAAATAGAGGAGTAAATTAATGTTAAAACCACATTACCAAATATTTAAAGATAAATTAAAAGAAGTAAAATTTAAAAATATGAAAACTCATTTTCCAACAGAAAATAATTTTGTAAAAAAAATAAACTCAGACTTTGAAAAAAATGGATTACTGTGTCCAATTGTTTTAGACGCTGATGGTGTACATATTAGAAGTGGTACACATAGATATGAATATTTTAAAGACAAGCATGAATCAACTTTATGTTATGTAGGAGAAAATGGACATGAAACAAAATTTTTTCAATACTTAAATGTTTTTTGTTGGGAAAACCATCCTGTAAAAAAATCAGAGTTTTTAAAATTAATGTATGATAAGGCGGTAGAAAATGTACGAAAATAGACACATATCAGAACCTAAATGGAAGAGTTGGATAGTTCAAACAACTACACCATTGTTTACACCCGATCAGTGTAGACAGATTATAGAATGTGGTAGACGTCAACCACCACAACAAGCACAAGTTGGTATGGGTAAACCTGGAGGTGGCACAGACACAAAAAAAAGAGTTACAACAATATCATGGATACCGTTTCAAGAAATGGGACACATGTATCGTGATCTTAATAACTTTATACAAAAAGCAAATGAAAATCATTTTGGGTTTGGAGATATACAGGTTACAGAGAATGCACAGTTTACAGAATATCCAGAAGGAGGGTTTTATGATTGGCATATGGATTGTGATGTAAACATGCAACACGAACCACCGGTGCGAAAAATATCAATGACTCTTTTATTAAACGATCCATCAGAGTTTGAAGGAGGAGATCTTGAACTAATGGCACCAGGTAAGTTTGCAAAATTAAAACAAGGTCATGCAATAACATTTGCATCATTTATAAATCACAGAGTAAACCCTGTAAAACGTGGTGTTAGACAATCTCTTGTTGTTTGGTTTGGAGGTAAACCATTTAGATGATTAAAGAACAATTTTTTCCAACAAACATATATGGCAAGGATGTAAAATTAAATAATCAATTATTTGAAAAAGAAATAGTTGAATGGTCTAAACGAGATCCTGGTGTTAAAAAAACAAATCGTAATGGCTGGCACTCTACAACTGAAATGCATAATATTCCTGTATTTAAACCTTTAGTAGATGAATTATTTATAATGATGAATGAAATATGGAAAGAAGAATGGTTAGATAGAGAACCTATGTTAGGTAATATGTGGGCTAATATAAATCCCCCAGGTGGATACAACGCTCCACATATACATCCCAATAGTTTGTTTAGTGGTGTATATTATATTAAAGCTCCAGAAGATTCTGGTAATTTAGTTTGTAATGAACCAAGAGCAGGGGCACAATTAAATATGCCTGTAAGAAAACCTGGGAAACCACCAAAAGAATTATGGAGAGAAGTACATTTAAAACCAAAAGAAGGTAGAATTATAATATTTCCATTTTATCTTTGGCATAATGTTGAACCTAATTTATCAAAAGATATAAGAATATCAGTTAGTTTTAATTTTATACAAAATGGCTTTCAATAAATATCAAGTAATCAAAAATGCGGTTAGCTACGAATTAGCTAATTTTATATTTAACTATTTTCTTCTCAAACGAGATGCAGTTAAATGGATGTATGACAACAATATTACCTATGATACAGGAATGCTTGGTACATGGACTGATCAACAAATCCCGAACACTTATTCTCATTATGCTGATCCTGTAATGGAGACTTTGTTAGTGAAAGTATTACCAGTAATGCAACAAGAAACAGGTTTAAATTTAATTCCAACTTATTCATATGCTAGACTATATAAAAAGGGTGATGAATTAAAAAGACATAAAGATAGACCTAGTTGTGAAATATCAACCACAATTAACCTTGGTGGAGACCCATGGCCTATATTTATAGATGGCACAGGGGCTAACAGCGTTATAGATGAATATAAAAATATACATAAACCTAATGCTCCAAAAGGCACGAAAGTCTTGCTTGATGTAGGAGATATGCTAGTGTATAGTGGTTGTGAATTAGAGCATTGGAGAGAACCTTTTGAAGGGGATACTTGTGGACAAGTATTTCTTCATTATAACCATGTAAATGGTCCTTTTGCTGAAAAAAATAGGTTCGACAAAAGGCCAATGTTAGGTATTCCGCCAATACGGAATATGTAATATAATGAGGTTATATGCTACAAAAAATAGGGTTTCAACCTGGAATCAATAAACAAATTACACCTACAGGGGCAGAAGGTCAATGGATCGATTGTGATAATGTTAGATTTAGATATGGTAGTCCTGAAAAAATAGGTGGTTGGAAACAATTAGGGGACGATGCTCTTACAGGAGCTGGTAGAGGATTACATCATTTTGTAAATAGTAAAGCTAGAAAATACGCAATCATTGGTACAAACAGAATTCTATACGCATACTCAGGTGGTGTCTTTTATGATATACATCCTATTAAATCTACAAACACTCTTACAAGTGCATTTAGCACTACCAACGGATCAAATGTTGTTACAATAACATTTAGTGGAGATCATGGCATTGGAGAACAAGATATTATTTTGTTAGATAATTTTAGTTCAATAACTAATTCTAATTATGGTGCATCTGATTTTAACGATAAAAAATTTATGGTAACAACTGTGCCTACAAGCACAACTATTACTATTACAATGCCAGGCAATGAATCTGGGTCTGGTGCAACAACATCAGGTGGTATTAGGGTTAGGCATTATTATCCTGTTGGACCAGCAGTACAAGCAAAAGGTTTTGGTTGGTCACTAGGATCATGGGGTGGTGAAGTAGCAGGTGAACCTGCAACAACTTTAACAAATGGTATTAACGATACTGTAACAACTGGTATAATATTAAATGATGTATCACAATTTCCAAGCACTGGTACAAACTTTATAAAGATAGATAGTGAAGAAATATCTTATACAGGTATATCAGGAAATGAACTTACAGGAGTAACTAGAGAAGTTAGAGGTACAACTAAGGCTGCTCATAGTGGTGGAGCGACTGTAACTAGCACAACAAACTTTGTAGCTTGGGGTGAAGCAGCTTCAGGTGATTTAGTATTAGAACCAGGTATGTGGTCATTAGACAATTTTGGTGACAAAGCTATTTGTTTAATTCATGATAGTGCTGTTTTTGAATGGAACTCTGCAGCAACAAACGCAGAAACAACAAGAGCAACAATTATTACTGGTGCACCAACAGCATCAAGACACATGTTGGTATCTACACCGGATCGTCACTTAGTGTTTTTTGGAACAGAGACAACTATCGGAGATACATCCACACAAGATGATATGTTCGTAAGATTTTCTGACCAAGAAGATATAAATACATATACACCTACAGCAACAAATACAGCTGGTACACAAAGATTGGCCGACGGATCACAGATCAGAGGAGCAATTAGAGGTAGAGATGCAATTTATGTTTGGACTGATACAGCGTTATTTACACAACGTTTTGTTGGACAACCATTTACTTTTGCGTTTGCACAGGTTGGAACCAACTGTGGACTTGTTGGACAGAATGCATGTGTAGAAGTTGATGGTGCTGCATATTGGATGTCAGAAAATGGTTTTTTTAGATATGCTGGTAAGCTAGAATCATTACCCTGTTTAGTAGAAGATTTTGTTTATGATAATATAAATTTAGAATCTGGTAATCAAATGGTATCAGCAGGATTAAATAACTTGTTTGGTGAAGT